CAATGGATACACTCGCGCAAATACTTACGACTAAGCCATGACTGCTTGATACAACATTTACGAGCTAGAGTGCCGCGTTCATGCTGAGCTGAAAGGGCGCGATACTTGGAGTAATCAGCGGCATACACACCCGTAAGTGACTGATAGCTACTTTTCATACCTACCTCGCTGTTAATGATTCTGATTTACGGAAGCCCGCTGCAAACTTAGCGACTTCAGGCAAACATATGTTGTCCGCGCTTGGTCGCTCACTGCTGCGAATCTGAATAGGCATCGTTGCTTTACATACCCGCGATGTGCAGCCCTCAGAGAGCTTTGTGAACGCTGCTTCGATACGGCTTGCCAGCACTCGGTTGGCATCCTTCGCCGCGTAGAATTCACCTGTGCGCTTAAATTTGCGTGTCTTTGAATTCTCTTTAGCTGGTTTGATTGTGATCGCTACCATGGTTACCTCCGGTGATTGGCTTTGGTGATGTGGTGGCTGGAGTCGAACCTGCGACCTCTGCGGCAAATCGAATCGTTGTCATTTGACCGCCTAAGCGTCTACCGGAGTAGAAACGATCTGCCGTCTTGCGCTCTACCATCTGAGCTACACCACATCCCAAAGCCAACTTCTCTTTGGTCTCCCAGACTATCCGGGAGAAATCCGTCACGAGGATTGATTAGCATCTCTGCTTTCGTTCCCCGCTTTGTTAATGAGCAACCTGTCTTCCTGACTGGCGCGGCGAGTAGTTCCTGTCTGCCGCATCGATGTTTCGTTTCGATGGGTTTAATTTATCTCAAAGATAAAGAATGGTAAATAGCAAAATGATAAATAATTGGGGGTTATTGACGATAAGTTTGATAAATATATGAATGGTAAAGATAAAATAATTTATCTTTTTTTATGATTGGCGTAAAAAAACCAGCTCTAGGCTGGCTTGTTTATCAATCTTGCGGGGATCAACCTAATCGAGAGTAGGCCATTTGCCATTTACCAACAATAAATCCCTCTATGTGGAAGGTTTCTTCATTGTCTGCATTTATTTCCCAGCGATCATATTTTTCGTTATCGCTGATCACAACTATTTTGTCTTTTAACATTTGCAGCCGTTTGATGTGTGAACCCTCACCATAAGTGAATGCATAGATACCATCGCTACGAAATGTTCTCACGGTAACATCTATAACAACCAGTTCACCTGGGTCTATCGTCCCGATCATGCTATCGCCATCAGCGGTGGTTAGCTTAAGTGATGATGCAGGCCTCCCTCCAAACATGCGTTTAGCATATTCTGGATCAACCTCAATAGATTGAATTATGTCTGGGTAATCACCATTCACTCGCCCACCTCCGCAACTATGCTCTGTATCCAACAACTCTAACCTGTATGGATGATCAGTATAGTTTCTGGCTAAGTTTTGCAAGTTAAAAGGGTTGTCTTTATTGGTTTCTTTACCTGAATCGTTATCTAAATCAAAAGAAACATCAGAATGTGGCACATCTAGCCACCCCCGCAGTAAGCCCAGATTAGCCTCTACGCGGCGCGCTATTATGTCCCCTACGTTACGGGTGGCATTTACGCTAATAAGCTGACTAAGTTGAGATGCTGGCAATCCAATAGCATCTGCAAACTGAGCCTTTGTCTTTCCCTCACGGACATATGAATCCATTAAGGTGCGCAAATTATTGCGTCTGAAGTCTTTAGTTTCCATCCCTAAATGTTCCCATGTATTAGCAATTTGATAAACATTCAAATTGATAAATTCGCATTGTTATTAATTTATCTTTGAGATAAACTGACTTTATCTTTAACAAAGAAGGTAAATAAAATGAGCAATGATTTACTCCGCTGGCGAAAATCTGCCGACAAGGACGAGTGGGCCGCTCTTGCTCGACTTGTTGGAACTTCCGTCGGTTACATGAACTTGATTGCCTACGGTGTTCGCCGTGCATCACCTAAGCGTGCTGCAGCAATTGAAAAAGGCACAAAGTTAATTGGGAAGTATGCACCAGTAACTAAAGAAAGCCTTGTATTCATGACCGTACGAGACAACGCAGCTTAAGCACTACCGCTCTTTAACACTACTGACCTCACCCCGGAAAGTCTGGGGCAACAAAAGTGACAAGCTCACAGCTTTGTCACGTAACAACATCTAACAAGGGAAGAGTACGCAATGGAACGTGCAACCACACGCAACAAGGCTCGAATCATTGAGAGCCAACTACTGAACAAGATTGCATTACGAGGCGTCACTGACATTGCTGACGCTGTAGGCGTGGATAAGTCACAGGTATCACGCTGGAAGGAAAGCTTCATTCCGAAGATATCAATGCTTCTGGCTGTTTTGGAATGGGGAGTAGTTGATGACGAGATGGCAAGGCTGGCTAAGTCAGTGGCGTTGTTGCTCGCAAAACAAAAATCCCCACGGCCAGGTGGGGACTCTGAACAATTCACTATGAACTTTTAACTGGATCAATTCACAGGAGTAATTATGAACGAGAAGCCAATACTTTTCAATGCCGACATGGTCAACGCCATTCTCAGTGGTCGCAAAACTCAGACGCGGCGAATTATGAAGGTTCAGCCTCAAGTTACCGAGCGGAGATTGCGAGAGCTTGGTGCTTGGCAAGATGGATTTAACCTTAGCCAGCAGGTTAACGCAGCATTTCAGGCTGGATTTATAGATGTTTCATGTCCACTCGGTAAGTCCGGCGATCAACTCTGGGTTCGCGAGACATTTGCTCTTCTTGGCAACGAGGATGGTGTTTGTGTCGATTGGCAAGACAACATGGTCAAAGGTGATGAGCAAGCGGCCGCCCGCATATACAAGGCTAGCTGCGAACAAAAACATGGTGATTATGGGCTGTATTCAATCCCTGATTCAGCCTATTGGAAGCCTGACACCACAAACATGAAGTATGAGGGTACATGGCGTCCATCCATCCACATGCCGCGCTGGGCATCCCGCATCAATTTGCTAATCACCGGCGTTCGTGTTGAACGGTTGAATGATATCAGTGATGTGGATGCTAGGGCCGAAGGATGCGCGTACGGGAAAGGGAATGGTGAAATTGATTTGGCTGTAAGGCCAGAGAATCACTTCCCTACTTTGTGGGCATCAATCTACGGCGAAGAAAGCTGGCAGGCTAACCCATGGGTATGGGTAATTAATTTTGAGCGCATGGAGGCCAAATGAATACAGCGGAGATACTTCAATTTCCCTCTGAATCAGGGGGGCAGGAGAAACGTGTGGCCGATACAGACGATGGGTTCACCCGTCTGGCAAACGAGCTGTACGAAGAGCTGATCGGTGCAAACCTGACAAGGAATCAGGCTAAGGTAGCTCATGCCGTTTGTCGTAAAACATACGGCTTCAACAAGAAGATGGATCGGATTGCTGACAGCCAGATAGCACTAATAACGCGCTTACCAAGACAGAAGGTGAATAAGGCTAAAAATGAACTTATCGCCATGAAAGTTTTACTGAAAGAAGGTCAGTTAATCGGGCCTAATAAGTCGCTTTCTGAGTGGCAAATTCCAGAGTGTCACTTAAATAATGTCAGTGTCACTACCGTAGTGACAAAAGATGTCACTAAAACGGTGACAGCCCTGTCACTAAAACAGGGACACACAAAAGACACTATTACAAAAGACAATAAAGACATTAAAAAGATATTACCGGCAGAAGTTAAACCGGCTTTTGAAAAAGACAAACGAGCCACTCAGAAACCTGTCGGATTCTCCCCAACTGAAAAGCATGAATCTTTAGCTGCCAAGCTAGGGGTTAACCTGCCAAACGAATTTGAAGCTTTCTCGGATTACCACGAATCGAAAGGTTCCAAGTTCAAAAATTGGGATGCCGCCCTGAATACTTGGCTTAGAAACTCGGTCAAGTTTGGTGGCAAGCCGTCTTTCACTGCCAAGCCTCAAACAGTATCCACCCGAGCAACCGCCGATAACTTTTCAGCCAAGAACTACGGTGTGACTGACGCGCCGGGCTGGATGGAGGAATGATTATGCTTAGTTACGTAGAAGAGATTGCCAAGCTTGAAACCTCTCTGGAAAACATCAAGAAGCCAGCGGCGGTTATCGAGGGAACGGTGTTCGAATATCGCCAAGCAATTTGTGACACTCATGGGGAATTTCAGCAACTTGTTCGTTCCATGAAATCTTTAGGCAGTTTGCAGACAAAAACATCCTGCCCGTCCTGCCTGATGGAAAAGCTTCAGTCACTGAAAGAAAAACAGGCTGGTGAGGATGCCCGAGTTAAACAGGCAAACATTAAGCGACTAATGGCAGACCTGCAACTGCCAGACCGGTTCGCCAGTGCCACGCTGGAAAACTACCACCCCCAGAACGATGAGGCGGCCCGCTGTCTGCATGTTTGCAAAGCCTATGCGTCCAAGTG